GAACCGAATACTCACCCGACTTTTTGGCAAAAACGCAAGGATACAAGATATTATGATTGAAAAGAAAAAGATATGTGTAATTTGTGGTAATGAAATATTAAACAGAAACAAAAAATATTGTTCATATAATTGTAGACCCGAGTCATACTATCAAAAGGTTAAATTAAGAGAAATGATCTGTTTAGAATGTGGAAAACCCTTTAAATCTAAAATAAAACGAAAATATTGTGGATCTGATGATTGTATGGAAAAGGTGCGAATAAGGGATTATAATACATACCGAGAGAAAAATGGGTTTAAACTATACAAGGAAGTGATAGAAAAGAAATGTCTCCAATGTGGAAAATCGTTTCTTACTTCCCATAGTAGGCACCAATGGTGTAGCCCTAAATGTAAATGGAAAGCACAAAAAGAAAGAAATAAACTTGGCATATCTCTCTTAGCGGGTACTATCAAGACATGTGTCATATGTGGTAAAAAATTTTCTGGACAAAATAATAAATATTGCTCACGCACTTGCCACTTAAACCGGAATATTAGAACGGAACCAGATGGGACGATATTAAAAAAATGCACAAAATGTGGCGAATTTAAACCAGCGACCGAAGAAAACTTTGAGAGCAATAAAAATAGTATCCATGGTTTAACAAGCCATTGTAAAACTTGTAAGGCCGAAAAGCATAAAAAATATATGGCCACCAACCACGCTAAAAAGCTAAGGGCCATAAGGGATAGACGTAGTATTGACACTATAAGAAAATATAGGGAAAAAAATCTCCCTAAACGTCGTAAGGCAGAGGCCATCCGCCGAAGAACGGATATAGCTTTTGTGTTAAAGAATCGGATGCGATCCCTTATATATTCATCACTAAGGGGAAATAAAAACGGGCGCTCCTTGCAAGAACTTACCGGGTATTCAGTTGAAGACCTCCGTCAGCATATTGGAAAGCAATTCAAGGATGGCATGTCATGGAAACAGTTTCTTGCTGGTGAAATCCACATTGACCATAAGATTCCGGTTTCTGTATTTAATTTTTCAAAACCAGAGGATACAGATTTCAAACGATGCTGGGCTTTAAGCAATCTTCAGCCATTATGGACTGCTGATAATATTTCTAAATATGATAAATTAAAAAAGCCGTTTCAACCGAGTATGTTTTAAAAATTGGGCTTTTTCAGATAATTATGGAAAGTAAAATTAAAACAGTAAAATTAAGTGAAATTAAATTGAACCCGGACAACCCCCGGACCATTACCGGCAAAGCAATGGAGAATCTTGTCAAATCCCTCCAGGACTTCCCTGAGATGATGAAGCTGCGTGAAATCGTGGTCGATGAGAGTATGACCGTCTTAGGCGGGAATATGCGCCTGTTGGCCTTACAGAAGTCCGGGGCGAAGGATTGCACGGCCAAGATTGTAAAGGGCCTTACACCGGATCAGAAGCGTGAATTTGTGATCAAAGATAACGCGGCCTTTGGTGAGTGGGATATGGACGCACTGGCGAATAGTTGGGATGATTTACCCCTTTTTGAATGGGGGGTTAATGTTCCGACAATAGCTGAAATTTGTGATTATGAGGAAAAACCAGTTTTTTGGTTTAAAAAGACCCATATCCTTTTGTCGTTTAATCCTGAAAAATTGAACGAAATACAGGAACATCTTGAGAAAATATTAGAGGTTGACGGTATTGAATATGATCAAACCAGTAATTAGGCAGGGATTGACGGCGGAATATAGAAAGGTTCATGCCCGGATACAAAGAATCAAAGGAAAACCGGAGATATGTTCTGCTTGTGGGAAAAAAAGCCGACTAATTAACTGGGCCAACGTAGATCACAAATATAGCGAAAACTTAGATGATTATATAGCTCTTTGTATCAAGTGTCATACGAGGAGAGATAAAAAAATGATAAAGACCGATAATAGTCATTTTGTCGAAAAGGTAAAGTTGAGGCTTGAAAATTTGCCAGACAAAAAAATTATTAATGTGCTGGAAATGTACGGAGGTCGGAAGAGGCTCTGGAGGTCTGTTAAGAAAGAGACCGAAAAAAACATTAAGGTTTTAAGCATTGAGAAAAAACAATATCCAGGGGTTTATCTTCGGGGTGATAATCGAAAGTTTAACATTGATTTTTCCATATTTGATATAATTGATATTGATGCATACGGAGCCCCTTGGGGAAATCTATTAAGGGTTCTTTCTGAGGGGAAGTCTGGGACTATGGTATTTTTAACCTGGATTCAATCAGTACTTGGAATGCTGCCACATGATTTTTTAATAGAATATGGTTTTTCAAGGCAGATGATTACGAAGTGCCCTACATTGTTTTGTAAAAATGGCAAAGAAAAACTCCATGCCGTATTGGCGCGGCATGGAGTTGAAATGATTAAATCGTACAGCACAAAAGATGGGCGAAAAAACTATCTATCGTTTATTTTGCCAGGGGCTTAGTAATATTTTGCTAAATCCTTTTTAATATAAAAATCTTTATTTAGAGACGTTAGGAACGATTCAGCTTTGATCCGAAATTGCCGCCAGTCGATAGTCTTGGAGATAGGATGATAATTCATCTTGCCGACTTTATAGAGGTCAACAAATTCATAGGTCTGTTCGATCATTCGATAAACCGCGTCAGGATTAAAAACAGGTTCAAAGGAAACCCATGTTGATATCCCAGCAAGTTTCGCAGCTTTTAGGGTTTCGATTCGGTCATAAGGAAGGGCAGCCCCAGGCTCCCATTTTAAAGATTCTTCCGGGTCGTCGGTTGTTAATGTGGCTGCATAATGGTTCATTGGGTTCTGTGATAATAGGTCAAAGTCCCGTTTTGCAAGTCCGCCGCTTTTTGTAAGGATGGTGACTGTTAAATCATTCGAGACAAAGGTTTTAAGTGTTTGGCGGGTGATCATTAGCTTCTCTTCCAGGGGTTGGTAAGGATCGGAGGTAAAACAAAGCATGATGGACCGGGGATCATCTTTGAATCTAACAGCGTCTTTTCCGACCTGTTGAAGGATGTTTTTCCGGGGCTGCGGGTTACTGCTAAAGGTCTCGCGGTCCGTGTAAGTGACTGCGGGTGCATAGCAGTAAGTATAGGCGTGAGAGCAGCCCTTGTAAAGATTGCATGCTAACGGTGAATATTCGAGGGCTTTTCCTTTTGGTTCATAGATGACTGGCATTTTTAGACTCCTTGCAGATTTTAGGCAATTGCCTGTTGAATGCTTTGGGCATCACTGATTGCATTTTTGATCTTTCTTAAATACATAATTATCAGGTTGAGTTTTTCAACATTGGCGTCCAGGTTAGATCCAAGGACACTTTTTAATATTCCAAGATCATCCTTGCTAAATGAGTTGTCTATCAGTTTATAGAGTTTTTCAATTATTAAGTCATATTTGGATTTAATCTCAAGGTCTTTTTCATTGGACTCGGGTATAAATGAGGTTTGCTCCTGGGCGTGCAGCATAGCGTTAGTTAGACTTCTGACTTTATTGTATGTGGTGGCTTTTCCAGTGGTGATATATTGAAAAAGGATTCTTTGTTGGTCATGGTTTAACCGGGTCATTTCAAATGCCTGTAAACTGTTGAGGTGGCCTTTAACCAGCATGTCTTGATAAGCCGAATCTAATTTCAGGAGCTCCGTTCGGCGGGTGACTTGCCAGGTTTGTTTAAAACCCATGCGTTTTGATATTTCTTTAGCGGATAAGCCAGAATCTAAAAGTGTTTTGTAGCCCCTGGCTTCTTCGATGATAGTTAAATCCTCTCTTTGGAGGTTTTCTATTAAAGCGAGTTCGGCAATTTTTGAGTTGTTTGCTTTAATAATCTTTACGGCGACAGCTTTCTTTTTTGCGATTTGGCAGGCTTTGATACGACGTTCACCGCAAACAATCATATAGCCTTTCTTTCGTTTAACAACAATGACCGGTTCAAGCAAGCCATGTTCCCTGATAGATTCTGCCAGTTCTTGAAGTTTGGCTTTATTGAAATTTTGCCGAGGCTGTTTGGGATTAGGGAAAATAGCGGTTATTGCTAATTTTTTCATGAATCACCCCTTTCTCTTTCTGCCTGCCCATAGTCGCGAACGAACTGCCGGATTACATCGGCTATTGTCAGCACCTGTCGTTTGCAGGCGATTACGAAATATTTATGATCCTCTTTGTTAACATTGACATGGATTATTTTGTTTTCGCCTCCTTCCTCATGGTGGATTTTTGCGGCCCACTCCTGCGGACAAGACATATGTGATCCACCAACTTTTAAAACATATATGCCCGCAGGCGACAGGGCTACGTTGCCAAAAACCCCAGCTTGGTGCTTTGCCGGGTGCTCGTATAATCCTATTGATTTCCATTTATCTGCCATTTTCTGTCCTTTCCCGCGTGCAGGATGCGCGGCCCCCGTCGATAAGTTAATTAGTCTCACAATCTCCATAACAATAACTATGACAGACTGTGCAGTATCCTGGATGGTTTTTGCATCTCTCATCTTGTTCCATGAGGGCAATTTTTTCCGCCAACCGGACGGTTGCGACGGTTTCGGCAAGGGTGTCCCCCGCCGAATTATTTTGGGGGTGGGCAAAGCGATTAACATCACCATCAAATATCTGGTCAAACAATGGGCTCATCTCATCTCGGTTACAGCCAAGGTATTCGTAACCGTCCAAGACGAGTGCACAATATTGGGTGTTAATTTCACCGACCTCTTGGCCGTCACGCGTAAGCGTATAGTCTGCATATCCGTGGTTGGCCCTACCAGAGACGATAATATCCATCAAATTAATCGACGGATCATCATTATGGGGGTCTTGGCAGCCACAGTCACAATACAGTCGGCCCTTGATCGGGTCGGTACATCTATCCTCTTGTTTGAGGCCTCTAATCCGTCCGTATTCCTTTCTTCTTCCCTCCATTAAAGGTTTATATTAACTTCCTCATTCCTGCCGTCTCACACCCGGCAGAAGGAAGGAGTTAATTGGTTTCATCATCAAACAATAACCAATGATTGTCTAAAAATGCAGCCAAACCGTCCGAGCATTCATTGGGGTTTTCGATAGGTTTGTATAAATTTTCATTGTGCATTTCCCCTGTTTTATGTCCCCAGGACGTTCCTTCATATGGTATTGCAACAGCATAATAATTATCATCCTTATCGGTTGCAATATCAACGGTTTCAGGCAAATCATTAGGGTCATCGTCTGGGTCAACTGTTTCATCAAATGATTCTGTGGCTAATGTTTCATCAACCATGACATAGGGCTCTCCCCATCCTATAGGGGTTATTCTCATTTGATCTACTATTTTCAATTCTGATTTTTTCATTTTCTTGCCCTCCATTAAAGGTTTATGTTACCAACTGTCACAATAATATATATGCAAACAGTGTACCAATAAATTTTATCTAAATTTAACATAACGAAACATCATTAAAAATAACAATTTTCATACCTACTGTGGTAAAAAAGACACACTATTTACAATGAAACCAAAAAGCTCAATAAAAACAATAACATAACCTGTGTATTTTTTGCCTCAGTGGTGTGTTAAAAATACCACAGAAAGGCCTTGACAAGTTGAGTTAAATTAAGTATATATGAGGCATGTCAAAAGGTCGCAAGTCAATCCCCTCCAAAATCATAGATATCCGTGGTGGGACTGCCCACACGCATAAGAAACCCCGTGACCAGGAACCCCAGCCCCCAGAGAAGATACCTCGATATCCCAAAATCCTCGATAAAATAGCCAGGAAAGAATGGCGAAGGATGGCCTCTATTTTAGACAATGTAGGCTTAATGACGGAAGCGGACATGACCACACTTGCCTTGTATTGTCAACGGTTTAGCGATTGGTGTGATGCTGTAGAAAAAATGCGCGAGAGAGGGCCTGTCTGGGTTAATAAATCAGGGGAACCGAAAATAAATCCATGGTGTAGAGTAGTAAAAGAAGCTGAGGAACGCCTTATGAAAAATGCTGTCCTGCTTGGCGCGGGGGGTGCGTCAAGTCGTGTAAACCTGAAGGTGGATAAACCAAGATCGGCCAGCAAAGCTGAGAAGTTTAGAAGGAGTGAAGATGGGTCAATCTAAAGAATATAAACACCCTATCCATGTATATGCAAGGGACGTTATTTCCAGAAAGATACCTGCTAATAAATGGACGAGATTAGCATGTAAACGACATTGTATTGATAAGCCATGGATTCACAAAACACCTAAAAAGGCAATTAGAGGATTATATTTTGACCATAACGCAGCTAATAAAATAATAAATTTTTTCCGAAACTTCCTGATATTCTATGAGGGCGACTTTTCAGACCAGCCTTTTAAACTCACCCCTAACCAGAAATTTATAATTGGGTCAATCTTTGGCTGGAAGCGCAAAAAAGATGGGTTTAGGCGATTCAGGACGGCTTATATCGAGCAAGCAAAAGGTTCTGGAAAAACCCCAAGTGCTGCCGGAGTTGGGCTTTATTGCCTTGTCTTTGATTCAGAGCCAGGGGCTGAGATCTATGCGGCCGCAACCACCAGGGAGCAGGCCGGGATTACCTTCCGGGATGCCAGAACCTTTGCCGAAAAATCCGAATCACTCCGGGACCTGCTACAAATCGATAAACACAACATAGCCTATCATATCGAAAACAGCTTTTTCCGTGCAATATCCTCCGAGCATAGGGGCCTGGATGGCAAGCGGCCTCACGTTGCCCTGCTTGATGAGATCCATGAGCACCCGAATGATATGGTAGTGCGTAAGATGAGCGCCGGAACAAAAACAAGGCGTCAGGCCCTGGTGTTCGAGATAACGAATGCCGGCTACGACCGTCACTCAATTTGCTATCAACATCATGATTACAGCGAGAAAATACTCGAGGGAATCATCAAGGACGATGCCTGGTTTGGTATAATGTCCGGGCTTGATGTATGCGAGAAGTGCGCGGCGGATGGGAAAACGGTGCCCCAGGACGGCTGCCCTGATTGTGATGACTGGCGAGATGAGAAAAATTGGATCAAGGCAAATCCGAACATGCCATACCTGGGGGCCCCATTCAAAGACTACCTCCGGCGGCAGGTCGAGGAAGCAAAGGCCATGCCGATGCAGGAAAGTATTGTTAAAAGGTTGAATTTTTGCATCTGGGTCGAAGGCGAAATTATATGGATGCCTGCGGAAAAGTGGAATGCTTGTCGGGATAATTCACTTAATATTAAGGATTTTATTGGTGTACCCTGTTATGCTGGCCTCGATTTGGCAAGTAAAATTGATATTTGTTCTTTGGTTTTACTCTTTGAATTTGTGAAAGGATTTGCCGTATTTAGTAAGCATTATCTATGCGGAGAGACAATAAAAAATTCTAAGCAGCAACAGCGCAGACTATATGAATTATGGGTTAAGCAGGGCTATATTATCCAGACGCCCGGTGAAAGGACAGATCAAAAATTTATCGAGGATGATTTAAAATTAATAAATGAAGACCATCCGATAATGCAGCTTGCATTCGATCCAAGGGAAGCGGGTTATATTATCAGTAATGTCATGGAATGGACCAAAGAGGACACCTGTATCGAGATAAATCAAGGCCCTGCGTTAATGAGTGAACCTATGAAGGAGCTTGAAGCCAGAATAGCAGCAAAACAGATATGGCACGATGGAGATCCGGTCCTGGGTTGGATGATTTCTAACGTCATTCTGAAGGAAAGCCGTGGTGGGCCGGTAAAATATTACTATCCAACGAAAAGCAATGTTGAAAATAAGATCGACGGTGCAGTCGCGCTCGTGATGGCCATAGGTCGCGCTATGCTCAAGGGCGGGCCAGTTAAATCAGCGTATGATGGATTAAGTGAAGCCCAAATAAAAGAACGCATGCAATTATGAAAGGAGGTTTGAAATGAGAGAAATAAAATTTAGAGCATGGATAAAAAATAAAATGAAACAATGGGATTTAGAATTTTTTAGCGACATGAGTCCTGTCACAGGTTATGGCTCTGAATTCCCAGATAAAGATGATCCAGAAATTATCCTGATGCAATTTACTGGATTAAAAGACAAAAACGGGAAAGATGTTTGGGAAGGAGATTTAATAAAATATTATAATGATATACTCATTGTTGAATATGATGAAAGCACAGCCTCTTTCCAAATGGGATTCAGTTCTTTTGTCTTAGATCAGGAAGTTTGTTCCTATGATGACATCGAAGTTATCGGAAATATTTATGAGAATCCTGAATTAATAAAGCGAAAGCCTAAAAGGAGGACCCCATGAATAATGAAGGTGGTTATCCAATTCCAGACAATATAGCTATTTGGCTGTTACGTTTAAGATTAATTCAAATACTGGCCTGTAGAGTTGGGGCCGATAAACTTTATTATTTTAATAATACTGGATTTCATTTCATAACGAAAGGAGAATAACACAATGGCAAAACGAGGCAGACCAAAGCAAGTTAAAGAAGTAAAGGCAGTTGAACCCGTAAAAGAGCTTGAAAAACAGGACGAAACACCGGAAATAGTAAAGGAACCCGAAGTTAAAGACAATTCCGGCCTTGAAGATCGACCGTATTTCTCTGTTGACGAAGCGGCACGGTTTTTAGGGGTTGATGACAAGTGCGCCAGGCTGTGGTTCGACCATGGCCACCTAGCAGGCATAGACGACCGAGGCTTTATCAGGGTGTCCAGGGAGTCTATATTGAGGGTTAAGGTCAGCCATCTTATTGTCGGGCCTGTGTTATAAAAGGAGAAAGCAACCCATGGTAGAGAACAAACCAAAAACAATAACAATCGATGATCACAATGATCTTTCAGACCTTCCAGATAAAAAACTTTTGCGGGTCAGTGAGGCCGCTCAATACTTCGGAGTACATGAACGCACGATTCGCCTCTGGATCGATCATGGCAAATTGATAGCCGAAAAACCTGCCGGCATTATTTTCATTTCAAGAGAATCTATTCTTAAATTTCGTCTTTTAGGTCAAAAATGGTTATAAAACAGGGTTGGGTAGTCATTCCGTAGAAAAAAAACCGACAAAAATGTAATAATTTTGATAATTAGGGTATAGAGTTTTACTTTTTCTCCTGCCATAATATTACATATCATCAATTTTCACCTTAAAAACATATAACTTTAACAGGTGGAGTCTTTATGTGAACCTACTCACTAAAATCAATATTCTTGCTTGGTACACTGGTCAAAAAATCAAGCACGGGACTAAAAAGATTTTTAATCTCAGTCTCAACGACCCTAAAGCATGGGATCGTTCGCTTTGGAATCTCCGAGGTTCCCAATCTCAATCCGGTGAAACTGTTACAGAAGAAACCGCCCTTACTTATTCCGCCGTTTATAATGCCCTTTCCTTAATATCCGGGACGGTGGGTTCACTTCCTCTCCATTTAATGCAACAAACCGGCAAAACCAAGCAAGTATTTGATAAAAACCCCCTCTACAATGTAATACACACCAAGTGGAATCCGTATGTAACTGCCATGGCAGGCCGTGAGACTTTTATGGCTCATATTCTGGCGTGGGGCAATGGTTATGCTGAAAAGGTCTTTAATGGCTATGGTGATATTGTGGAGTTATGGCCTATTGCACCGAATAGGGTGACGGCTGTTGATATCCGGGATGGGAAGCTGGTTTATGATATCAGGGTGGGAAATGAGACGAAAACACTCCCCAGAGAGCAGATTTTGCACGTTCCAGGGCTCGGATTTGATGGTTTTGTTGGATATTCGGTTATCGCAATGGCCCGGAAGTCGATTGGCCTGGGCATGGCATTGGAGACATTCGGGGAATTGTACTTCGGACAGGGTACGCACCCTGGGGTTATTGTTTCACATCCGGGCCAATTGAATGCAAACGCCCACAAGAACCTGAAAAAATCATTAACAGAGAGCTACAGCGGATTGGGAAAGTCTCACCGGTTGATGTTGCTGGAAGATGGTATGACGCTTGACAAAATCGGCATCCCGCCCACCGATTCGCAATTCATTGAAAGCCGGACGTTCAATATCACAGATATAGCGAGATGGTATAATTTGCCCGTTCATAAATTGAAAGAAATGACTAAATCTTCTTTCAATAATATTGAATCTGAGCAGATGTCTTTTGTCATGGATTCAATTTTGCCGTGGCTGGTTCGGCTCGAACAGAATTATGTCATGCAATTACTATCACCCGCAGAACAAAAGCAAAACCTCTATTTTAAGCATATTGTTGAGGGCCTTTTGAGGGCAAATAGTAAAGATAGGGCTCTGTTTTATAAATTAATGATTGGATCGGGTATTATGACGCCGAATGAGGTCAGGTCAAAAGAAGATTTGAACCCCAGCGAAGACCCGATGGCCGATGAACTTTGGATGCCGACAGGGTTGATCCCGGTTAGCAAGTTCGATGAATATCTCGCTAAGAATACTGGCAAGCAACCACAGCCAAAGCAAATAGAACAGAAAACAGGAAATGAAGGAGTAAAATCGAAGTTGAAATTGTTACCACATCGCATTTTAGATCGAAAAAAAGAAAACGTAGATTGGGAAAAACTCTATAAGGAAGGGAATGCTCATTGGGCTGATGATATGCAGCCGTCGAAATTTGCTCAAGATTTCGCACAAGAACTTATTGATAAAGGCAAAAAATCTGTTCTTGAGATTGGTTGCGGCGGAGGCCGCGATTCCATTCTTTTTGCATTGGCCGGCCTTACTGTTACTGCAATAGACTTTGTCCCTGAAGCGATAGAGATAGCAAAAGAGAATGCTGAAAATGCAGGGGTTAAAGTAGCTTTTCAGGTAGGAAATGCTGAGAATCTACAGTTTGATGATAAAAATTTTGATGCTGTTTTTACTTTAAGTGTTCTCCATTCGACTAATATGGGGAAAAGCATCCCAGAAATACGCCGTGTTTTAAAAAAGAATGGATTGTCATTTATTTACATTTATTCAAATGTTGAAAAAATAGACGGAACAAAACAGGAGTTCATTAATGTAAATGAATATATCGATCTTCTCAAAGAGCATAATTTTAAGGTGTTGGACATATATACTACGGTCGAAGATGAGTTCGATGAAGCAGGCGAAAAGCATTTGATAATTGTATCGGAGGTCCAGAAATGGAAAAACCAACCTGGCGAAAAAGCTTTGGTCGATATTTCTGCATCGCGAAAGAATGCAAACAGTGGACTCCTAAGGGCTGCAAACTGAGAAAAGTCGGCCTTACTTGTGACAATGGGGAATGTCAATTCAATGTCAGTCCACTTCCCGGTGTTTATCAATGTGGATGCATGGATGTGCATTTGGATGCAAATGGGAAATGCTTAGGGTTTAAAAAAAAGTAGAAATTAATAATCAGGATAGGGAGCTTGATATTATGGATAAACGAGTTGAAAAACCCACAATAATATTTAATAGAAAAACGGAAATTGTAGGAATTGATTGTATTAATGGCTTGATAGCTACTGGAAAAGTATTTAATCCACGATTTTTTGAAGATGCGGGGCTATATGATATTGATATCCCTGAATATGAGATGGAAGGAAAAGCTGTTTGTACTTCGTGTGATAATGAGTTGAGGTTTGAAGTATTAGAATTGAAACGTAAGATTAGCTGACAAATAAAAATCAGGGCATCTCTTAACTGACGGGTTAAGGGATCAAAAGAAATCAAGGGGCAAGTATAGGGCCTATACCGGGAGTAATCCCGCCTGTACTTCGCCCCTTTTTCTTTGCCCTGAAATCAAGGAGGAAAATCAAATGAGAATCCAACGAAGTCCATTTAAGCCACGGGCCAAATCTGGATATAAGATTGAAAACAAGGCCACTGAAGAGTCTACGGTCTATATCTATGATGAGATTTCGTGGTTTGGCATAAGTGCTGAACAATTTGTTAAGGATTTGAACGCTCTTAAATCAAAGATCATCAATATCAGAATCAATTCGCCCGGTGGGTCTGTCTTTGATGGAACGGCGGTATTCAATGCAATTAAGCAACACAAGTCAAAGACAATTACCCATATTGATGGACTCGCCGCCTCGATCTCTTCTGTGATTGCTCTCGCCTCAGATGAAGTTCGTATGGCCGAGAATGCTTTTCTGATGATCCATGACCCCTGGTCTATCGTTATCGGAAATGCCGACACCATGCGGGAAGAGGCTGATCTTTTGGACAAGGTAGGTGGGACCATTGCCAAGACGTACATGGATAAAACCGGGAAAGACGAAGATGAAATCAAAGATCTTATGACCGCCGAAACATGGATGACCGCCGAGGAAGCCCTGGAAATGGGTTTTATCGACGTAATTGAAGAAAGTGAAAAAAACGAGAAGGCGAAAGCCACTTTTTTTGATCTGTCTGTTTTTGCCAATGTACCTGATCAGCTCAAAGGTGAAAAACAGACACCGACTGCCCGTGATTTGGAACGTATCCTACGGGACGCAGGATATACCCAGAAACAGGCCAAAGCGATAGTTGCGGATGGTTTGCCAGATGATCTCCGGGACGGAGACCAGATTGACGACCTGACGCCGGGAAAGGAAAAGATTCAGCGGGACGTTGGATCTGCTACTCAGCGGGACGTTGAGGAGCCGAAACCGAAGAAGAAGGATCGAACAGCGGAACTATTAACCAAGGGCGAAATGTTAGCCCCAACACATTATCTAAATTGAAGGAGGTATTTAAGATGAAGACAGTTACCCAATATAAGGAAGACATTCGGGTTTTGATGGCAAAATCCGCGAGCATTGATGCTCAGTGTGTCAATGAAAACCGCGATCTCACGAAAGAGGAACTTATTTACAAAAATGAGATCATGGACACAGTAAAAGAATATCAGGACATTATTAAAACAATGGAAAGGCAGGAGCGCATTGCAGCCGAGTTAGAACGACCGGGAACCCCGCAAACGCAACCGAAAAATGAGAACAAGGGCAGCGGGATTAAGATACGGGATAAGGACAAGTTCGGTTCTCTTGGCGAACAAGTGGCCGCTGTTATTCAGGCAAGCGTCAAGGGTGGAAGGGTAGACCCAAGACTTTTGAATATACGAAATGCGGCAACGGGCCTTGGTGAAACGGTCCCCAGTGATGGGGCTTTCATGATCCAAAGCGATTTCTCAAATGAACTGCTTGATGGTGCGGTGCAGATTTCTCAACTTGCACAACGATGCAGAACCATTGAGATCTCAAGCAATTCAAATTCGATCAAGCTGAACGGTGTTGATGAAAGCTCGCGCGTATCTAATCTATGGGGTGGAATCCAGGTTTACATGGTTGATGAGGGCGGAACCATAACGGCATCGAAGCCGAAATTCAGGCGAATTGAGTTGAACCTCCATAAGATGGCTGGCATTTGCTACCTGACTGAGGAGCTTATGTCTGACATGGTGGCCCTTGAAGGCTGGGTCCGTCAGGGATTTGAATCAGCCTTTGCGTTCAAAATGGATGACCAGATTTTTCAGGGTACTGGCGCCGGTGAATGTCTTGGCATTATGAATGGCGGTGGCCTCGTAAGTGTTGATAAAGAGGACGGCCAGGGTGCAACGGTTATCGCGGAAAATGTTATAAATATGTATTCCCGCATATTTGCTGAAAGCAGGTCTAATGCTGTATGGCTTATCAATCAGAATGTCGAGCCTCAGTTGTTTACGATGAGTATTTCAGTGGGTACTGGTGGTGTTCCGGTTTATATGCCAGCCGGTGGGCTTTCTGGACAGCCTTATGGAACTTTATTCGGACGCCCAGTCGTTCCAATTCAGCAATGCGCTACAATGGGTACAACCGGAGATATCGTTTTGGCGGATTTGTCTAATGGGTATATTCTGGCAAGGAAAGGCGGGATGAGGCAGGACGTTTCTATTCATGTCGAATTCCTGACGGACCAGCAAATCCTGCGTTTTATTACCAGAATGGATGGACAGCCTGTGAGGGCAACGCCATTAACGCCTTTTAAAGGTGGTTCTGATTATACACAGGGTCATTTTATTGCATTGGAAAGCAGATAACAATTAATATCCGGGGGTTACTCCCCGGAATAAAATTAGGAGGTTTTATCATGGGAAAAGGATTTTGTATACCAGAAGAAGGGCATTTTGTGCAACTGCTTGATCATGCCCACGAGTTAAACGGAGCCGATCATCATCTGCCTGTTGTAAATATGCAGTACTGGAATCATGTGGATTTTTTCGTCTTGTTTGGGACAGATCCGCTGGCCGCTGCGGTCATTACCGTTGAATCATGCAGCAATTGGACAGCACTCGCCGGGGCTCCGACTACGGCAACGAAGATCCCATTCAGTTATTACCCAATGGGAACTCTTGCCCTTCCGACTGACCAAACCATTGACGGGAACGATATCGTTGGTCCTCGGACGGCTGTTACTGTAGCTGCTACTGGGCTTATCCCTGTAGCCGGTGTAACCAATATCGTTTACATAATTTCCCTTGAAGCTGATCAGTTGATTTCAGGGCATATTGGCTTCCGACTCGATATTAAAAATGCCGGGGCTGGATGTCTGACCACATTTTTTGCTATTTGCAGTGGTGGGCGTTATCAGGGTGCGGTTCAGGAGTCCGTAAAGAAAGCATAATGGATATAACTAACAACTAACCGGGGCGGCCTGAAATATGGCCGCCCAAAACAATTAAAAATAGGAGGCTGACAAATGGCAAACTATGCACCGAGTACAAGAGCAAGAATCGCGGACCTTATTTTAGGTATGCGAGTTGATACATCCGTTGTGGATGTGTCCGATTTGGTACATCTACATCAAGCACAAGTCGAGGATTTCAATGTTCACGGGACAATTCTTTTGAAGCATTTGTTCATGGAAGTAACGGTATTATTGGGAGCGGCTTTAACATTATTCCAATATAATTATTCATGTCTTTTACATACAGGTGGGGCGATAGCAGCAACACCGCTGGGACTGGTAAGTTTATCCATTGCAAACATGACAGAAGGCACAAGAGTAATCTGGGGAGGTGGTGCTGTAGCCGGGTCAAATCATCAGATTACGGGCAGCGCAGGCGTGTCAGATGTGGCGGTTGGTCTTGGTGATCCGATAGTCGTTGGATATAGAGATGCCGATTCAACCATCGGTCATTTAACCACAACCGCCGATATGTTGACGGG